ACTGCGTGAACAAATAGACGATTGGGAGGATGCTGTATTGCACGCCCGAGACAATAGATCCCAAGAGCAACATTGCACTTGTGTGCCTCCCCTACTCGGGAAAGTGCAACAACTGGAGCGTGCAAACGCCGAGCTGCGCGCCGCCCTCGACGCCGCACGAAAGGAGCAGCCGTGAGCTCATCAACCAAGCCAATCCCGATGTCTGACAAACCCAAACGACGCTACCGCAAACTGAACACGCCCGAGATGATGGCCTCCATCGACCGGATGATTGCGCAGGGCCAGCGTGCACTGCACATCGCTCAGCACCTGCACATCGACTCAAAGATGGTGGCGGGGCGGGCCCAGCGCAAGGGCTACTACCTAGCCTACCTGAAGGCTGATGAGCACAAGGCCATCCTGCAACAGCGCGCAGCGAAACTACCAACGACCAATCTATGAGCTACCCGCGACACGAGAAGACGACTGCAATCCGCCAGATGCTGATGGCTATGGCTCCAGTGAAGCTCATCGAGCTTGAACTGAACGTACACCACGAACGCATCCAAAAGCAGGTGAGGGAGTTACAACTCAAGCGCATCTACCTCACCGCTGAAGAGGAAATCTTGATAAAAAATAATAGGAAAAAACTCTTGCAGGCTGGCCATAAATGGTAGCAAGCTGACTCCGACATATGAGCGAACACTGGTACACCCGCGGCGGCAAGCCGTCCCACACCCGCATCAGCAAGTCGGGCGTCATTCGTAGCACCACGCTGCGCGACGCTCGCTTAGAGCACCTGCTCCCTTCGGTGAGCAGCGTTCTCAACGAGGCAGCGGCCCCTGAACTGGACCGCTGGAAGGCCAACAAAATATTGGAAGCGTGCTACAGCAGCGGTGACCCGCTGGCCGTGGCTCCGACTCTGTCGGAGTATTCCGCGATCATTCGCGAGAAGGCTGACAAGGAGATGGAGCAGGCGCAGGTGTTTGGCACCGCCTTCCACAAGGCTATGGAGGGCGAAGTTCCGATTGGGATGGAGCTACTCGTGGAGGCGACGAACAAGTCGCTGGACACCCTGAAGACTGCTGGCCTCAAGGTGGAGCAGCAGGAAGTGACCGTCACTAATCTGTTCCTTGGATACGCTGGAACCACGGACTACGCCTTCTCTGAGGGCGGGCTCCCCGGCATCCTCGACTTCAAGACCTGCAAGACCGAGAAGGATGAGCCGATTGCCTTCAAGCGGTCCCACTGCGCTCAGATTGCGGCCTACATTATGGCCAAGTATCGGCCCTTCTGCACCGAGTTGCCCGAGGACGAAACCGTAGGCATCAACATCTACGTCAGCAAGACTGAGCCGGGGCGGGTGGATGTCGTGCGCTACGACCATAAGCAGCTTCACGAATCGTGGGAGTGGTTCAAGGCCTGCCTCACCCTGTGGCGTCTGCGTCGCAACTACGATCCGAGTGAGGTGGCGTCGTGAGCGTAGTGCTTCCCCATTCCGAGGAGGGCGAACGCATCGTCCTCTCCTGTATCCTGCTGGACGGGCCTGCTTCTCTGGCCAAGGCCATTGACGGCAAGATTGAGGAGGAGTGCTTCTATCTGCCGCAGCACCGCCGCCTCTGGCGGGCCATCCAGTGGCAGCACAAGAACAGCCAGCCGCTTGAGCTGCACGCTCTGGTGGAGGAGCTGAAGAAGGTGAACAAGCTGCACGAAGTGGGCGGCTTGGCTGGGCTGGTTGAGATGACGCAGGCTGCGTGCACCACGGCCCAGCTCAGTCACTGGATCGATGTCATCCGGCAGCACTACGTGATGCGCGAGCTTCACGCCACCTGCTCCCGTATGGCCGAGAAGACGCTTGCCCATAGCGGCAGCGTCGAGGGCTTCGTGATGGAGGTGAACAACCTCATCACCAAGCATCACGAGGGCCAGAAGCAGGAGACGCTGGCTGATGCTGCCGACTCCGCCATCCAACTGGTGGAGCGGGTGCAGGCTGGCACCTACACGGACAAGGACATTGGGATGAGCTTCCCTTGGCCCGACTGGGACCGTCGCTTCGGGTTAGCCAAGCCGGGAGAACTCATCATCATCTCGGCTCGTCCCGGGATGGGGAAGAGTAGCTGCTGCCGCCAGATTGCCCAGCACTGGGCACGGGATGGCAAGGTGCTGCTGTTCAGCCGCGAGATGCCCACCAAGCAGATGGCCCCGCTGTTTGCGCAGACCGAGTGCGGCATCTCCTATCGGGACATCCTCTCTGGTAGGTTGTCCCACTCCTACCTTGAGACGTTCAAGCAGGAGCTGGCCAAGGTGCGCAACCTACAGGTGGCGGTGTATGACCAAGACCGCACCCTGTCGCACATCGTGACGCGGGCCAAGGCCTTTGCTCAGGTGAGCAAGCCCAAGGCAATCTGCGTGGACTACCTCCAGCGGTATGACGCCCAGCAGGAGCGCGGGGAAACCCGCGATATGGCCCTTGGCCGCTTCACGATGGCGATGAAGGACCTAGCCATCGAGCTGTCCGTCCCCGTCATCCTGCTTGCTCAGCTAGGGCGCAGCGTGGAGCGCGAGAACCGCGAGCCCCGCCTGTCGGACCTGCGGGAGAGCGGCAATTTGGAGCAGGACGCCGACCGCGTCATCTTCCTCAATGCCCCCGACCATCGGCCTGACGGCACGATGCAAACCATCACCGACAACGACCTGCGCTTCATCTACGTGGACGCCATCCAAGCGAAGGGTCGCAGCGACGGCACGGGCCGTTGCGGGATGATGTTCGACCGACCCATCACCAAGCTCCTTCCCTACGCACCTGTATGAACACCTCACCCAACTTCTCTGAGGCCTCGTTAGACCTCATCCTTGGCGACCGCAACGAAGCCTACGGCAATCCCCGTGAAGACTTTGAGGGCATTGCAATGATGTGGTCTGGCCTCATCAACGCAAAGCTGCACCAAAGCATCACCGCCGAGGATGTGGCCCGTATGATGGTGGCCCTCAAGCTGCGCCGGGACAGCCACCGCCAGAAGGACGACAACCTCATCGACGCTCACGGCTACCTCCATTGCCTGAGTTGGATTCAGAAGGGGCTGCGCCCCGCGAGAGGAGATGAGGTATGAGCCTAGGATATGATGTGTCGGAGACGATGACCTCTATCCGCCACATCCTAGCCAAGCATACGAAGGGCTGGAAGTGGGATGAGATTCCTGATGTCGTCGTGAAGTCCAAGAAGGAGCCATCCCGCAACCAGATTGAGAAGCCCGAGCTTCTCTATCAGGTGAGCAAGGCGCTGGAAGATGGCATCCACCTCAAGGAGGCATCCCATCGCTTCGGCATCTCCTGCACTACGGCGTCTATGATTAAGCGCCGCCTTGAGCGTTACGAGGGTATGCCTCACGACCGTGACGGCATCCTCTTGTGGTACGTTGAGAGGAAGAATGCCAAAGCCAAAGCCAGAACTGACGCGAGCAGGTAGACAATGGACGGAGGCACGCTACTGGTCCTTTTTAAGAAGCGCTTTAAGGCGTGCCTTCGTTCGTTGGCCTCCAAACTACCAAGCCAGAAACGCAGGGCGCAGGCCCTACGTCGGGCCAGTGAAGCAGCAGAAATGGGAGTACGAATGCGCCATCTGTCACCAGTGGTTCCAGCAGAAGCAAACACAGTTGGACCACGTAAACCCGTGTGGGCAGTTGAGAAGCACCTCAGACCTGCCGGGGTTCGTGGAGAGGTTGTTCTGCGAGAAAGACGGACTAAGGGTGCTGTGCAAGCCGTGCCACAAGGAAGTGACCAATGCAGCTAGACATCTTCGGCCAGAAGGAGGAGCCGAGCCGATCACCGAAGCCTTCCCCGAAGCTACCCCCGAAGGTTCACCACCTAAGCGCCCTGCAAAGCGCAGAAGAGTGGATGTTCCAGAAGGCACGCCCCTACAGGGTGACAAAGCTGGGGCCCAATAAGACACTCATCGAGAATCTATGAAGACCACCGGCCTGTTCACCACCCACAAGGTAGCAATCAAGCAGGCCTCTGGCAGGCCGATCAAGATCATCCCCTTTGGGGATGTCCACCGTGACAGCGATATGCACTGTGGGACCAAGTGGCGGGAGTTTCTGGCCTACGCCAAGAGCCAGAAGGACGCCTACTTCATCGGGATGGGCGACTACTTCGATGGGATGTCCACCTCGGAGCGGGAAGGGCTGAGCCGCAGCAGCCTGCACAACACCACGATCAAGAACATCGAGAAGCTCTACAGCGAGTGGATTGATCGGATGAGCAAGGAGCTGGCCTTTATGAAGGGGCGCATCATCGGGATGTTGGGGGGCAACCACTTCTTCTCCTTCAACAGCGGGATGAGCAGCGACACCATTCTCTGCCAGAACTTGGAAGCCCGCTTCCTAGGCGTCTGTTCCTTCATCCGCCTGAGCATCCAGCCGCAGACCAAGAGTAGGGGTAGGTCTGCCTGCTTCGATATCTTTGCCCATCACGGGGCAGGGGGAGGAAGTACTCCGGGCGCTACGTTTAACACCATCGAGAAGATGCAGCAAACTGCGGATGCCGACCTCTATTTGATGGGCCACGACCACAAGAAGGGGTGCATTCCTTCATTTCCTAGGCTTCGTTTGGCCGAGGGGAAGGGGAGCCTCACCATACGGGAAAGAACCCCTTGGCTGGGGCGCACGGGCAGTTTCCTGAAGGCCTACGAGGACGGCACGGTGAGCTACAACGTGGATGCCGCCCGCTCAGCCTGTGCCCTTGGCTGGATTGAGTTCGACGTTACCGTCAAGCGGATATCTGGAGGCGGCAATGACCACGTGGAGGTGTACGTCCGTGGGACCTGCTGAGGACAAGGGCAGCCCCCTGTTCCGCCTTACAGGGGTGATGGAGACGGTCCTTACTACGGACGGCAGCGGAGGCTACGCCAAGTGGTATCCCGGCAAGAACTGCTTCATCGTCACCAGCCAAGCCCCCCGCACGGATGGCGGCTACTACCTGCGCTGCGAGGTAGTGGGAGGGCCTGAATGCGGCAGGCCCTTCCTCATTGACTGCGAATGGGATTGTCCCGAGGAATGGGACAAGATGTGCAGCTTCGTCGGCTAAGCCTCACTTTGAGGTGAAGCCGTTGCGCATTTGGTAGCGCACCTCGGGGGTGAGCACCCCATCCCGCTGGAGGCGTTCCACAAACTTGGCCGCAGCCTCCTTGCCGCCCTGCTGAATGAGCGCCTGCGTAGCCTGCTCGATGGCCCGCGCACGCTCACCAGACTGA